ACCGCCTCTGGCGGTTGGTGATCCTATATCTTAATAGATATAGAACAACCCCTTGATAGGGGGATAATAGCTATGACTAGCTAGATATATTGGTCGTAGCGCACTCGCTCCTCGTGAGCAATCACTTGGAGGATAGTATGCAAATTATTCTTGCCAACGTTGTTGGTTCGATGATGACGCAAGCTGCTACCAATGACAACGGTAACATTGTTAACCGTGGTCCTTGGTACGAGACGCGTAGTGCCGGATTGTCCTGGTTTAACAAACCAAGCGAACCCAAGTACAACGCGATAGATCCAACGGGATACAGGGCGCCGTCCGATTGGTACGGAACTCTGGAACGGATATCCGTCGACGTGACCCTCACAGGCACGTCTATGGTTCCATGGGGTCCCTGGGCTCCGGGCGTTTATTCGCAAACGGAGTACAAGGGTAACACTGTGGCACAGTTCTCTGTGGCCGATTTTGGTGATTGGAGAGTTCAGCTTCTACAAGAAGCAAACAAGAACGCACTTCGCACTAAAATCCTAGGAAATGTGAAAGATGAAATCTTCGATGCCGCGATGGTGATCGCTGAGCTGCAAGGCTCGGTGAACACTGTGGCAACGGGACTTTATCGTATAGGTCGCTCCATGCTAGCGATCGCCCAGCGTAAGCCAGAGGCTTATCACTATCTGATGCACGGGAGAACCAGAGACAACCGACGCCCGACCGACAAGGTCTTGCGAGAGGCTGCCTCCACATATCTCGAGTGGAAGTACGGTGTAATGCCAGTGGTTATGGATGTTCAGGGCGCTTGTAAGGCCCTTGACATCAATGAGAACGGTGGCTTGTTTAGCAACCCGCCTCTACTGGTTTCACGAGCAGAAATCCGTGACGAAGGTGAGATCTCCTCGCCTGGATATTTTGAAGTGATGGGCCTCAAAAGGGACCAGAACTTTACGATTCGTACTCGGAGCACCTGCAAAGCTAGGCTCGACTATGAAATCGATGCCGAAGGAGTCCGGGGCTTGAACCGCTACGGTTTAGGTCTTGGCTCCGTCGCAACGCTCGCTTTCGAAATGACCCCCTTTAGTTTTGTCTTGAATATGGGTTTTCCCATTGCCGAGCTGATTAAAGCATGGACAGCCCTTCAGGGTTGTAACGTGAAAGGTTATACGGAGACGTATCATTGCGAATACACCGTTCTAGCCGGTGGTGCACCCGCGAACACGTCCGATGGCTTGCCACATCATGTGTGGCAGCAGACGGGACCTTATCAGTCCTTCATCCGATCTGGTAGCGTAACCGTGCCGATGCCTATGCCTTATGTCCGTAATCCGATCAAATCGGGGAACTTGGCTACAGTATTAGCACTCTTTACCCAACTTAGGAAAGCCTAATCGGGTTTTCTCTTGCCTCCTCTGGAGTTCAAAATGCAATTCTCCCCCATTAACCTGGTGGTCAACAGCGTCAATCACACTTACAAGCCTTACGACCGTGGCACCAATGGTGCTTTCGTTTACCGTAAGGACGGTGTGACTCTCCAAGCGCCTCGCCTCGTGCTCAATGCCGAGACGAACGACAACGCTTCCGATAAGTACCTGGTCCAGAACAACACTCCTCGTGTTGCTCCGCCAAGTGGTTCTGTGCTCGTCGAAACCCTTCTCGGCACTGATCTGGTGAAAACTGAGTTGCGATTCCTCGCAACCACCAGTGAAGCTGACCGTAAGTTGGAGATCGACTTGCACATCGCGGCCTTGCAAGAAGTCCGCGAAACCATCGCTGATCGTGAGAAAATCTACTCGTAAGTAGACTCTCACCCGGCGACAGCCCCTTACAGGAAGGAATGTCATGCAAATGCATCTTGCTTTGCGAGCACGCGGGCGTAAAAGTACGCCGCACGTGCATTTTGCTCAAGTGATTGAGCAAATTGGAGAGATACTTGGCGGAAACGGGTCACCTGCACCCGCCTCGTTTCAGAACTCCGACCTATTTGCTGCTCAATATCTCCGCTATAACCTCAGCCGCAAGGCATCAGGGTTGTATGGGTTAAAGACAGATCCGTTACTGCGTAAGCAGAAGACGATTAATGGGTTCCTCTCTCGAGAGTGTGTCAACGCCGTCATCAATGCGACGAGGACATGGGGTTACAGTAGCGTCACCGGTGAGTACCAGTCTGATCTCCTCGGAGACCAGCTGCTGCTCAGAGCCCGCGATATCATCCGTGATATCATAGGTGAAAGACCTAACATCTCGAAGATTCTTGAGATGTGCAGTTTCGGTGACGGCGCAAGTGCTACTATGAAACGTACGGAAAGTCAAGGACCTAATAAGTTCTTGTATGGCCGTAGTGTCACAACAAGACTGAGGAGCTTTATCGCTCATGCGATACGAACTTCTCCTGCTTGGAGTCAACTTACTAGTAGCGATCCTACTATGTACGTGGATGCCAGTGGGAGGCACACACTTCCTGATTGGCGATTGGCAACAGTCGCCGGTGCAGTTATGGACGTTGTCGCAAAGACAGCAGAAATTGACCGCATTATCCTTAAAGAACCCGAACTTAATGGATATCTCCAAAAAGGAATCGGGCGGGAGCTCAGGGAATTGCTACGCTTACCCCTCCACAATACAGACGGCGTTGACCTCGATTATTCGGGTGCCGTCAATAGTGATCTGGCCCAGTATGGGTCCGAGACAGGGCGCGTGGCAACAGTGGATGGCGAAAGGGCTAGTGACTCATTGTCAATAGCACTTTACGAGTTCCTATTTCCAGAAGCATGGTTCGAGCTGTTGTTTATGGCTCGCTCTCCATTCGCAGTCGTCGAAGGCTCGCTCAAGCGGCTAGAGATGATGTCTGGTATGGGAAACGGCTACACCTTCGAAGCTGAAAGCATTATATTCTATGCTATCGGTCTAGCTTGTGCTGAGAGATCAGCCTTGCCGTTCGCGGAACGTGTAGTCTCCATCCACGGCGATGATTTGATCGTCCCAGCTGACGTTCGTGAGGAAGTTCTCCTTGCTTATCAAGCTGCAGGCGTCGTTGTGAACGTTGAGAAGTCTTTCTTTGATGGCCCTTTCCGCGAAAGCTGTGGGGGTCATTTTTGGAACGGCTTCGATGTTAAACCATTCTACTTGAAAAAGCAGGATGGTCGTTCGCGCGGTGATTGGTTTTGGCTCTCGAATTCTCTCCTTCTCTGGCTAAACGCTAGGCAAGATGAGTTCAGGGCATCGCCTTCTGGTCAAAGTTTGATTCAGATTCTCAAGTACCTTAACTGGTACGCGAGTTCTGGTCAACCTGCCGCGTGGCGAGTTCCAGTCGACTCAGGTCGTCGGTCCGGGATTTTCAGCGATCCACCTAAGTTGCGTGGTGGTTCATGGAAAACCCGTATGGTCTGTACACGTCGTGTAACCGAGAAGTTACCCGAAGATGGTGCCTATCTCTCTTGGCTGAATAAGCCAACGGTATGTACCGTTTATGACCTTCTGTTTCCCAAAAGGAAGCCGAGCGGTCTTTACGAGACAGACATTAGTGTGTATGAGTCAGACCGTTACCGTCGCTTGATAGCGTGGAACGGTTTCTCCGACTGTGGCCTAACCACGCCTCTTTGGTGGTTAGACGCATTAAAGTCGAA